CGTCGCGACGCAGGATACGCCGGACGGCGGCGCGGCCCTCGCGCGATCCGTGACCGCCGCCGGCGATCCGCACCAGGAGCCACCGCCGCTTGACCCCGTGATGACGTCACGGCCCGAGGCGGCGGGGCCTCTGGTGATCGAGGGCACGCTACGGCTGGCCGGCGACGGATACGAGGACGTTGAACTGTACGTAGACGATGAGTTGCTGATAGACGCGCTGCACGCCCTCCCGCACACAGACTACGAGGGCCACTACTGGGTGATCGAGCCGGGCGCGCAAGGCTATGAGGCGTGGGAGCCGCATGAGCGGAGGCCGTGGACGGTCTGCCTCGATGGCGCTGAGCCGTCGCACTACGTGCCGCTATGCGCGCTGCACGCGACTTGGGGGCGCGTGCGCATCACGCTGGAGAGGCTGACGTGACGACCATTGCCGATCTTCGGCCTGACGCGCATAACCGGCGACGTCACACGCCGCGCAACGTCGGCATGATCGTCAATGCCCTCCACGAAGTGGGGGCCGCGCGCAGTATCGTGATCGACGAACAGGGGACGATCCTCGCAGGCAATGCGACTGTGGAGGCCGCAGCCGAGGCGGGGATCGAACGCGTGGAGGTTGTGGACGCCGACGGCGAGACGGTTATCGCGGTGCGGCGAACGGGCCTCACTGATGAGCAGAAGCGGCGGCTGGCACTGTATGACAATCGCAGCGCCGAGCTCGCCGAATGGGATACCGCGCAGATTGCGGCGGACCTGGAGGCCGGCCTGTCGTTTGACGGACTGTTCACCGCCGAGGAACTGACTGACCTCATGCAGGACGCATTGCGTGAGTCGGTGGATGTGCCGGACGCGCATATGGACCAGGCCGAACAACTGCGCGAGAAATGGCACACAGAACGCGGCCAGATATGGGAAATACCGAGCGTAACAGTCAAGCATAACTATCACCGTCTGATGTGCGGGGATTCTACGAGCGCTGAGGATGTGGCGCGGCTACTCGATGGCAATGCGCCGACGCTGATGGTGACCGACCCGCCGTATGGGGTGGAATATGATCCGAACTGGCGCAACGAGGCCGCCGAGGCGGGCAAGTTGTCCTATGCGGCGAGCCGCATAGGACAAGTGTCGAATGATGACCGCGCCGAGTGGTCCGACGCATGGCGGCTATTCCCGGGCGATGTGGCATATACGTGGTCGCCGCCCGGCGACCACGTACTTGTGACCGGCGCAGCGCTACAAGCGGTGGGGCTGGAGATACGGGCAATGCTCATCTGGAAAAAGGCGCACATTCCGATAAGCCGGGGACATTACTGTTACCAGCACGAGCCCTGCTGGTATGCCGTGCGTAAGAACGCCACAGCGCACTGGATAGGGGGCCACATGCAGTCGAGCGTCTGGGAGATAACGCTCGACAAGAACATCGACGGCGGCCACTCGACACAGAAGCCCGTCGAGTGCATGGCGCGACCGATACGGAATCACGAGGGCGACGTGTACGACCCGTTCTTGGGCTCCGGCACGACGATGGTCGCCGCCGAGCAGTTGGGGCGCCGCTGCTACGCGATGGAGATTGAGCCCAAGTACGTCGCCGTGGCATTGGAGCGCATGGCAGGTATGGGTTTGGAACCGCGATTGGTGAATGGTGACTGACAGATGGGTAAGCCCCTCTTCACGGCGCAGCAGTTCATAGCGGCCATACCGGGCACCGGCGGCATCGTGACCGCCATCGCGCATAAAGTCGGCTGTTCATTCAACACGGCCAAGCGTTACATCATCAATCACCCTACGGTGGCGCAGGCATACCGAGATGAATGCGAGAGCGTGCTGGACCTGGCGGAGGCCAAGACTATCGAGGCGATCCGGGACGGCGACGGACAGATGATCCGCTACTACCTATCGACCAAGGGCAAGGATCGCGGCTATGTCCAGCGCCAGGAGCAAGTGCTGCAGGGCGATACTCTGGAGGTGACTACGCGCGTGGTGCGAAGGGCGGATCATGCCAGCTCTGACGATTGATCTCCACCAGGCCCAGCAGGACTTCCTCGACTCGCCGGCGATCTACCGGGGTTTCGTCGGCGGCCGCGGTGCTGGCAAGTCCTTCGTCGGCGCGCTCGACTTGCTGCTGCGTGCTAAACCGGGGCGGCTGTATGGCGTCTACGCGCCGACGTACCCGATGTTGCGCGACTCGTCGTGGCGCTCGTTTCTCGCGTGCGGGCGCCGGCTGCACTTTCTGCGCGACAGCAACAAGAGCGAGTTGCGCGTGACGCTGGGTAATGGCGCTGAGGTGCTCTTTCGCTCCGTGGACGATCCCGAACGCGCGCGCGGCCCGAACCTGTCCGGTGCGTGGCTCGACGAGGCGTCACTGATGGACCCGGAGGCATACTCGATTATTATCGCCTGCCTGCGCGAGGGCGGCGAACAGGGCTGGCTATCGGCGACATTCACCCCGAAAGGCAAGGGGCATTGGACATATGACGTCTTCGGCTCGCAACGCCCGAATAGCGCGCTCTTCACGGCGCGAACGGTAGACAATCCCTTTCTGCCGGCAACTTTCGCGGAGACGCTGCGTGCGCAATATCCGTCGCAATTCGCCGCGCAGGAGCTGGATGGCGCGTTTCTGGACCCTCAGGGTTCAGTCTTCCGGCGGGAGTGGTTCCGCGTGGTCGAGGATGCGCCTGACGGACTATCGTGGGCGCGATATTGGGACCTGGCGGCGAGCGTGAAGACGACCGCGGACTATACTGCCTCGGTGGCCATGGCCATGGCGCGTGATGGCACAATCTACCTGCGCGATATGATTCGGGGGCGCTGGGAATGGCCAGACCAGGAACGAATCATTGTGCAGACGATGCTGGCGGAACCCGGAACCAGGCATGGCATCGAAAAGGCCCTGCACGGCATTGCCGCGGTGCAAACGCTCCTCAGGCGAGCGGACCTCGCGGCTGTATCTATACAGGGCGTCGTCGTGGACAAGGATAAGCTGACGCGTGCGCTACCGTTGGCGGCGCGTGCGGAGCAGGGCAAGGTGGCCTTAGTGCGTGGCGCATGGATCGGCGCTTTTCTGGATGAGTTGGCAGGTTTCGACGGTCTGGGCAAGACGCACGATGACCAGGTCGATGCGGCAGCGGGGGCACTGAACACCTTGGCCGGCCAAGTGCGCAGGCCGCTGGCGCCGGTACGGCTGACGATACGGGGGACGTGAGATGGAGGAACGCGAGTTCTGGTTACTGGTGCGGCGCGCCCTCCTGATGCTCGTTGCCGCTATCGAGCGGCGCTACCTACGAGAGGTGCAGTGATGCGCACGCTGACCACGCCGGAGATGTCCCGTGGCTGACGAATATCCCGACCTGGTGGAGTTAGAGAGCCGGTTGCGTTCGGACTGGTCGGAGCGCGACCGCGTCATTGAGCAGATGCGCGATCTGCGCTTTGGCGAACACGCGGTAGAGGTGCCGCCCGCCCTGGAAGTCGAGGAGGTACGTGCCCCGATTGCCCATCAGATCGTCGAGCACATGGTAGGCACGCTGACCGCTGACCCGCTGACAGTGACGGTGCCGCCGGCGACAGAGCGCGAGGAGGCCCAGGAGCAGGCCAGCAAGATCGAGCGTTTCACCAGCGCGGCGTTGACCAAGTTGGAGGTGCAGTCAGACACCGACGTCGTGGACAAGTTTGTCGAGACGCTGATTGCCGACGGGCACGGCTGCCTGAAGATGCTGTACGCGCCGCAACTGTGGCGCGGCTTCCCGCGGCGCGACCGCAAGGCAAACGAGGATGAGCGCGCTTACTCGCGGCGCGCCGAGGACTGGAAGCGCAACCGCCCGCTGCCCATCGTCTGGCAGTGGTGCGACCCGCTGACCGTCTACCCGATGTGGAGCGACTACGGATTGGAAGCCGTCCTAGAGACCGATGCCCGCGATCCGCTCTCCCTGCACCCTGACCGCTGGAACGTGCGCAAACTGGACGTGCAGAATCTCAGCCGCATGAAGGCTGCCGAGGGGGATACGGGCAAGATACGTTTCCGCCAACTCTGGACGCGCGATACCCTGACCTACGCGGTGGAAGACACGGTCGTCCACCACCAGAAGCACGCCTACCAGGCGCCTCCCTACGCATACGCCTACGGGCTGGGGGCGGCGTCGGTGGAGCCGCAGCGCGCCGGGCTCTCCTGTCTGTGGCCAATACGCCACCTGCTGCCCTACCTTGATCGCCTCCTTTCGCAGAAGGCGACGGCCATTCGCATGTGGTGCTGGCCGACGCCCGTCTTTCGGCAGACGAACCTGGCACAGGTCGCGGCCACGGGCGACGGCGTCCCGCCGCTGCGCGAGATCGAGATACGCCCTGGCGTGCCCGTTTCGCTGTACCAGGACGAGGAGATCACGTTTCTCACCTGGCAGGGCAACGGGCCTGATGCTGACGAGCAGATACGCCTCGTGATGAGCATGGTGGAGCGGGCGGGCCTCGCCGATTCGATGTACGGTGCCTCGGCTGGGGAGTCGGGCTACGCCATCAACCAACTGATTGCCGCCGCGCGGATGCGCTTCAAACCCATCGTTGCGCACGCGGAACGGTCTCTGGCCGCCCAGGTATGCACGCTGTGGGATATCATCGAGTACCAGGCCAAGCAGACGATGTACGTCTACGGTGGAGCGCGCGGGCAGCGTGGCTGGATCGGCCTGAGTCCTGACGACCTGGCCGGCTATCGCCAGGTAGAGATCAAGTTGAACCCGCTCATGCCCACCGACACCTACGCACGCGCCAGCCAGGCCATCAACCTGAAGCAGGCCGGCATCTGGTCGCTACAGCGTGCGCAGGAGTATACGGGCGTCGAACAGCCGGACGAGGAGTTTCGCCGCATCCTCCTCGACGAACTGAAGAAAGAACCGGCGGTGCGCCAAGTTATCGTGCAGGAGGCGGCCAAGCGGCTGGGGCTGAAACTGGCCCAAGGCAACCTGACGCCGGAGAAACTACAGTCGTCCTATCCCAACATGTCTCCGGCGGGGCAGCAGGTTGTGGCGCAGACGATGCAGCAGACGGCGCCCGCGGGGCAGAGCGCCGAGGCGCTCGGTATGCAGACAGCGCCCGCCGCCCTGACCGAGGAGGACATTGCTTTGGTGCAGCAGATCGCAGAGGCGATGGGCGTGCCAGTGGAGGCCCTGGCGCAGGAGATCATCGCCATGGCCCAGGAACGCGGCATGACGGTGCAGGACATCATCCGCACGCTGGCCGGCCAAGTGCTCGGTGGCCCCGGAGTAGCGCCGACAGCGCACGTCGGCGGGGGCGGGCAGTTGGGGCGGACGCCCGGGAACATGGGGCCACAGGTGATGGCCGCGCCAGGCGTGCAGGC